TTTCCTCCGCAGACTTCCCTGCCGCGCCAAAGTAGGAGCGATCAATGTCATCCATGAGACGCGCACGACTTGCCGCGGCGCGCGCATCGTTGACGCCGCCCGGGTACAATTCTTTTAGTGCGCGCGCATCCTCGGGCGTCGCAAAAGCTGCGCGATACGCCGCCGCTTCCTGGCGCGCTTGCAGCACCCCATTCCAAAGCTCGCGTGCCTCTTCGCCGCTCCAGGGGTCTTTCATTTGTGTCGCGAGCCACGGCGGAGGCTCAAGTGTCACAGATACTCTTGCCTGTCTGTCGTGACCCGTGTTCCGTGATCCGTGTTCCCCGGCTCCAGCATACGAGGATGCAACCTGCGACCCGTCATTCCGCGGAGCCGGAGCCGAAGAGGAATCCTGGCGTGCGCTCTGGGGATGCGTTTCAGATGGCGGAGAGGCTGCAGCCTCATTCTCCGGCTCGATCTCGAGGATTTGCTCATCGGTCAGTAAGAACAAATCGTGTGGCGTGCTCGCGCCGTTGCCGGGGTTTGCAATCGTGCTTTGCTGTTCCATTCCCTACCTCAAAACAAAAAGCCCCGATTTCTCGGGGCGAATTGTTGCGTTTTAGCCCAACAACAAAACTCAAAAGAACTCAATCAGGCCGAACAACACTTCCAAGGCACCCTCCAAAAGAAACTCTAGGAGAAAGAGCCATGGATCTCGCTCGGAGTTTTCCACGCAGGTCAGGATGTATGGCATTGCAGCTTCAATCGCTTCTGGCGAAGAAGTCGCCACATAGCCATAAATTCGCGCCTCAGCCCCGAGCCCTAGGACCACAAACTCGTGCATTTCATGTCCCTGCTTCTTGTTACGCGACGATCCAGTAGGAAATTTCAACTCGGCTTGGCCAAAACCGCCATCGCGCGGAGGTGGGCTTCGGCGTGCGCGCGGACGTTGGCGAAGCCCGCGGGATTGGTCATGCGCGCGGATTGGCCGGCTTCAGAGTTGGCCCAGCGCTTGCACTCCTCGAATTCGACGGTGTGATCGTCGAGGAGTTGGTCGACGGGGACGGAGGGAAGCACCAGAGCCGGTGACTGGTGACTCGTGACTGGTGACGGATGAAGAGCACTCCCCAGTGATGCGCTTGCAGGTGCGGGGCTTGCCCCGTCCGTTTGGGCGCCGTCATGTGCGCTGCCATCGGGAGACCCGAGTGTCGCCGGCACTCCTACCTCAGAGGAGGCCGCGCTGAGATGAGGCGTAGGCATCGAAAGCACTATCGGCGCGCTGGCGAGAAGCTGCTGGATCTCACGCAACTGTTTGTTGCGCGAATCCTCGCCGGGAATCACCATTTCGCTGAGGCCGAGAACATTTTTGATGTACCCGAGATTCGCGGGCTCGGTGAGCGCGCGCTGAATCACGGGATCATTGATCCCAAATAGTTGCTGCAGGATGCCGCGCTGCTGGGACTTGAGGCGAGGAAACGTCTCGTCGGCTTCCGGATGCACGCAAACGTTGCCCTTCAGGTCGGCGCTGCGAATCGTGCGCGCGTCGAGCACGCCATCCGATCCGAGCAAAGGAATCTCCACATCCTCAGGACGGTTTTTGCGGAAGCAATCGACGGCGAGTAGCAAAACGTCCGCATAAAACTGTTTCGTGCGGCGCCAGACAAGTCCGAGGCGGCCCATGGCTTGATCGCGCGCGAGCGCGTAGCCGCTGGCGGTCTTCACGTCTTCCATGTTGCCGCCAAAAATTGCGGGAAACAGCCCGGTCAAGAATTGCGCCACGGGGCCAATCAAATCCTGCTGATGGCGAATCATGTCCGGCGGAACTTGCGCGGGAGCGGGCTGGAAAAATCCGGCAGCGAGCGGCTGGCCTGGACGCGCGCGCGCCGGGAAATGCGCGGCCGGCTCGGCCACTTGATTCGACAGCGCGTCAAAATCCAAAACTTGCGGATCGGCGTAAATCGGCGGAATGCCGTACTCGTACGTTTCCGCTTGCATGTTGGAAAGAACGTTGTAGCGCTCCTGCACCTGAACGAGCGAATCGCCGACGCTCGGACGGTTCTGGCCGTCGCCGGGCAGCGCATGCAGCACGCGCCAGTGATCGTCCATGGATTCGCTGCGCGATTCGCAGTAGACGTCGCCGGCAAACGCGACGTAGCAGCCGTCGGGGAACATCGCGAGCAGTTCGTTGCGCAAAGATTCGTCTTCGATGGCGTAAAACGCCCACGGGCGCAGCCAGGTGCGGTCGAAGGTGATCAGGTTCATCAGCGCGTCGCCAGGATGAATCGACGGCAGGCCCTGCTCGACGCTTAAGCGCGACACGCGCGCGTAGACGTCCTCGGCGCCTTGTGACGGCGCGGATTCGATTTTGTTGGCGACGTGCGGATAAGCGGCCTTCAACTTGGCGCGATGCACTTCCGCCTGCCATTGCAGATAGGGATACTCGTGCATCTCATTGGCCCATACCGGCGTGTTCAGCTCGAGGCCGCCGGCGATGGAGATGACTTCCTGGCCGTTGGGTACGCGCCGCGTGCCGGCAACGCGCGGCACGGTGACGCGCTCGGCCTTGCGAAGATTGGCGTCCGTAAATTCAGCGCCGCAGCCGGGGCACAAGGCGTGACTCGTGACTGGTGACTCGTGATTAGTGGAAGATCCACCATCGAAATCCGAAACTCGGAGTTCTTCATTCGTCTTGGACGCCTTAAGAGAGGCCGAGTCTCGATTTTCGAATTTCGATTTCCCAATTTCCTTGCCGCATTGCGCGCAGGCGTAAACGTCTTCGCCAAGCGGAATCTCGAGCGCCTCCAAGATATTTTCTTCATGGAAGCCAAAGCGCTGGCTGTCGGCGACGTAACGCACGTACGCGCCAAGCTTGCCATCGGTCCAAAGGAAATAGCCGACCGAAGTTAGCAGCTGCTCGACATGATTGTTCTGCTCGACAAGCTGCGCCACGTCGCTGGCCGCGCGCGCGGCGGCAATGTCTTCGAGCGACTGCGTGGATTGCGGATAGAAGCGAACGCTTGGCACGTCTTGCGAGAGCACGGCAATGAACGACAGCCCGAAGCCCTGGTAAAAATTCGTGACGAACTGGTAGCGCGGCATCTCTTCGAGCTGGCGGTCGTCGCTCGAGCGCTGCTCGAACGGCAAATGCCAGTTCATGTCGTTGGGATTCCACCAGGCATATTGCAGGCCTTGCCAGAAGAGGCGCGCCTGGCGAATGCGGCGGATTTCATGACGCCGCGCGACGATTCCCTCCTGGCGGTATTGCCGCACCAACTCGCGCAGCGCGTGCACCAATTCTGGCTTCACATCCTCGAGCCGCTCGTTGTTGGGGCCCCGGTCGGCCTGCGTTTCCTTGGTCTCGCTTGCGAGGTCGTTTTTGCTGTCATTCCGAGTGAAGCGAGGAATCTCTCTTTGGTTTTCACCCTCAGAAGCGAAGAGGGATTCCTCACTCCGCTGCGCTCCGTTCGGGGTGACAGGAGAGGAAGCGTAGTTTCCGTCGGCTGGGGCGATCGCGCCCGGCGTGCCCGTCCAAGTTTCAGCTGTGCGGTAGGGGTCCATTGTTGTTCCGTGTTTGTGCTAAACTTTCTTCCAGTTTTCAGTCGTGTCCAGTACAAGTTCCTTGGGCGGCTCACATGACCCGCCCTTTTCTTTGGATCGTCAACTTTCTGCTTCGTGGTTCTGCTTCCCCGCGCCCGCCTCGCGCCAGGCTTGAATCTGGTGCCACGAGCGCTTGCGCAAACGCGGCAAAGGCTGCGGCTTGCACGCTTCGGGAAACTCCACCGGAGGAAACCCCGCCGTGCCCAGCAGCGAATTCGTCAGCGCGCGATTCTCCGCGCGCAGGCGCTCGCTTTCTGCCCGCTCCCGTGCTACCTCTTCTTCGAGCAGCCGCATATACCGGCCCCTGAGAAGCTCTTGAAAGAAATCGAGCACCGATTATTTAGCCCCCATTCCGGAAGATATTGTGTCCGACATTTGTCGGATGACCTATGCTATATTGAAACCTAGGAGGCAGGGTATGGCGCGGGCCAACCGACAGAAAATCTCCACTACCATAGCCCCGGAGACTAATACTTTTCTTAAGTCCCTGATTCGCCAGGGGAAAGCATCATCCTTGGCGGATGCTATCGACTGGGCCGTAGCCGTGGTACGACGTATGGCGTCTCGTCGGCGCCTCGAGGCCGCTACCGCTGCGTATTACGAATCTCTCTCCGGAGAAGCCTTGGAAGAGGAGAAGAAACTCGAACTGGCGGCAGGCGGCGTCGCTTCCCTGGTGGATTTCGATGGCGAGTAACCCTTGCACACCCAACGTTGCCCCTCGCCGTGGAGAAATCTGGACAGCTTATCTCGAGCCAGGAGCTAAACAGCGTCACTGGGTTTTGATCGTGTCGTTGGACGCGAGGAACCTTAGCGGCCACGCGTTCACTGTGCTTGCCGTTCCCTTCGCGTCGCGAATTGCTGAAGCTCCCAGCACGCTAGTGCTTCCTCCCGGTGAAACGGGTTTGCCGGGCGTCTCGTGTTTACGCGGTCACTTCATCATGACCTTGCCCAAATCCCAGTTGATCGAAAGAACGCCTCGTTCCCTTTCGGCGAGTCGTATGCGCGAAGTCTCAGCGGCGATTCGCCGCAGTTTCGACCCCGAAGCTCCCTAAGTGCCACTGAATCACCAGCGGCGGCGCGGAAGACGCTTCGGGCGAAAGAATTTCTTTGCTTCATTTTCGAGACGCTGAGAATGAATCGCGCGCGAAGTGGGATCCGTGGCGCTGATTTGCCGCACGATTTGTTCGTCGAGCGGCATGCCATGCACAAAGTGCGGTGTCCCCAGAGCGAGTGAAGAGAGATTCCTCGCTTCGCCTGGAATGACAGATCGGTTTAAGCCCGCCAGCCTCGCCCCAGAAACCAAGCCATATCGCGCGGCGTCAGCGGGATCATCTCCATCCACCTTGCAAATATCCGCGTCGCGTCCTTGATCGCGTACCAGGTGCGGCAAACATTGAATCAGCTCCGAACAATTGTCGGTCATCACCCAGGAATTCGATTGCAGCAGGCTGTACATCCATTGCCAGCCGCCCACGCGGTCGTTATCGGCAGGTGTGGGGCGCGGCAGGCCGTTGACAACAAGCACGTCGCTGAGTTGTTCGGCGACCGACGCTTCTGAGGTCCGGTGCGCAAAGGCATCGGGCGAGAGAAACACTTCGTAGATGCGTTCGCGGCCGCTGCGCTCAGCAATGGCTTGCCCCAGCATGCGCGGCGAAAGGCCGTTCTGCACGAATTCCCTGTAAGTGATGATTCGCGAGTTAGCAGCCAGCAGTTGACAGCTACCCGTCTCGGAATCCC